ACAAATAAAAAAAAACCTTACATCTCTGTAAGGCTAAACACTACATCTAGTGCCAATTAATTCAATCATATACAAGTTGTACCAAACAAAGATCTTAAGTGCAATACCACTTTACAAATATTCTAATATAATGCACTATATACCTAATAAGTAATTATTTAGTGGAGAAACCTATGAAATACTTTTTAACTTGTTTAGTCGAAATATCCTTCCTCGTAATGATGTTTGGAACTGCCTATCTAGCATTAGTGGTATTCAGCTAATGCAATCTGAACCAATTACAATTTTAGATCTATTCAGTGGCATAGGTGGTTTTTCTTATGCCTCTGAAAGATTGGTAGGTGGATTTAAAACAGAAGCATTTTGTGAAATAGATCCATTTTGCCAAAAAGTTTTAAAAAAGAATTTTCCCAACATTCCTATTTATGATGACGTAAGGAAACTAAAAGATGACACAACTAGACTTGGAAGAATTAATATTGTCTGCGGAGGTTTCCCATGCCAACCCTTTAGTGCAGCAAGTGAAAATGGAACATTTAAAAGAAAAGGTGTTGAAGATGAACGTTTTTTATGGGGAGAAATGTTTGAGATTGCACAAAAAGTCAGGGCAGATTGGATTATTGGAGAGAATGTTGATGGTCTTATCAATATGGGACTCGACCAAATTTTATCACAATTGGAAGATAATAACTACACCACAAGGGTTTTTAATATTCCAGCTTCGGCGGTTGGGGCAAACCACCAAAGAAACAGATTGTGGATTGTTGCCAACTCCGACTGCTCACATCGGGCAAGAAATGGGATTTCCAGCCGAATGGAGAAGAAGCAGCAATTTGACTTGCAGAATTTTAGAGCTAGAGAATATCCATTTCCAAACTGGCAAGGTGAAAGCCGAATTCATCGAGAGCATGATGGGTTATCCAAAGGGATGGACAGCATTAGACGAAAGCGATTAAAAGCACTCGGTAATTCAATCGTTCCTCAAGTTTCAGCTCATATATTTCAAGCTATTAAACACATATACAAAATGGAAGGAAAAGCCAATGAAGAGAATATTTAACGTAGCCGACTTGCACTCAGTCAAAAATTTCCATGAGATATTTATCAAACAAATTGAAGATGAGTTATCAAGACGTTCTGACAATCAACTAAGAGACAAGCTAAAATCATTTAAAGATGTTTTATATGAGGTTGAGTATCAGCTACACAACCACCACCAAATCAGGAGAGTTTCTTAAAGGCATCCTCTAGATCGTCTAAACTCAACCTTAAAATCTCCGCAGAGGCTTTTTCGTTTCTGCGGTTTTTTATTGCCCATTCCTTAGCCGAATAATTGTGAATAACAACATCCTGCACAATGCTAAAACTCCTCTTACCCATCCTTCTAGCAACCTTAATAAAATCCATCATAGCGACCTCAGATCGATCATAATCCCCACTTAGACTCGTACCGCCCAACCTATCCGATAATGTCGCTGTGAGCTTCTGATTTCGCCCTGAAGCCATATACAAACCCAATAACCTCTGAGCAGTCTGATACTGATCATAACTAATTACACCCTTCTTAAAATAGGTATCAATCCACAACTGATCAGTAACATATAATAACTTCTCACCCGCTCTCTTAGTCTCCTTCTCAACAACTTCATGCTTCTTGAGAAACTCAGGAGTAGGTAAAACTCTTTCCTCTTTTGGTACTTTCTTTTTTCTCATCGAATATCATACTCATCCAAAATAGATTGCATCTTGCCCTCAAGCATTGCCTTCTCGCATCGCTCCCTCAGCTTGCCAAAATCAGTACCTGCAAAACTCGGAGTATCTTTTTTCTTGTAAACCTGATCAATAACACTCTGAATATATCCCTTCTGTTTATCGGATAATTCCTTCGGCTTATTCATCCTCTCACTAATCGACTGAGCCGACTTCATCAAATAACTCTGCAAATCACCTTTTGGATTTTCTTGTACTTCCAAAAATAAATTATGAAGATGTTCGTAAACTTTCTCATTACTCATTCCCGATTTACCCTTAATCATCTCTCTCAACTTACCCAAAAAAGGTCGTGGATATTTAATCCCGCAATCTTGTTTTGCAAGCCACTGTAAATGATCTTGATAGACCAAATCTCCATAAGTTTTTGTCGTATTTTCGCTTATATCTAATTTATTAGATATAAGATAAGGGTTATTAAGGGATCGGAGGTCAGCCTTGTCCTTCCCATTTGCACGATTTGTCCTCCCCATTTCTTCAGGAGGACATTTTGACCTCTCCATTTTTAGGGCAGGAATTGTATATTTATTTGCCAAATATGGAGTGGCAACAACCTCAATAAATCCCATATCTAATAAACTTTTTATATGCCTTCTAACTGTTCTTTCAGAACACTCTGCAAACTCAGCTATCCTCTCCTGAGAAGGGTAAGCAAACCCTCTACTATCGTTAAAATGATCACAAATTATAAGCAACACCAACTTAGTTGTAGGATCTCCTACCTGCTGAGACATTGCCCACGAAAATGCTTTCATACTCATATATAACCCTCCATTTCTGTTATTTTGTTAAGGAAACTTTCAGGCACAAAATATGCCTTCCCATAGTCTCCATAGTCATTGACGAACCTATCTAACATACCTTCGCCACCTCTAATCCAACCCTTAATTTCATAGGTTGGACACACTCCCACTACGAGGAAATAAATTCTATCTTTAGGGTCATCATCCCGCAAAATTAAGTCATAACCTTGTTTACTTCGTGTCCTTACTTCCCAACCAGTGCCATCAATATCCCCGCCTTCCTTAAACGTATTTATTGAGCCACCCCAATACTTTCCCATAGCCTTACTCACTGCTATCTCACCGCAAGCACCCTCAATGTGACTGTTCCAACTGGACTGTAATTTAGTCTTATTCTTGTAACCTCTCTTGATTGCTCCAATGTGCCGAAGAGAACCAGTATTTGCCCCCTGAGCCATTTCGTAATCCAAAAGAGTAACAATCATCGTCTAGCCACTAACTCCAAAAAATCATCATAATCTATGACAACTAAAGCCTTCTTATTATCGGCTTTTATGATTAGTCCATCATTGCCCTCAATCCATTCGTAGATAGATTTAAATCCATTTGCTCTACATTTTGCTTCCAATATCCACTTTTCTTCACCGCTTTTATTAACAACCAAATCACCTTTTATGGATGCCCCGCCTGACAATGGCACTCGATAACACTCAATATCCTCGTGCATCAAAGCCTGCTTCCTGAGATTATTTTCAACCCGATAGCCTTTATCTCTTGAAAATTTTCCCATTACATTTTCCAATCTTGAAGATTAACCTTGCCTTTTGTGAAGGTGTGAATTGCCAACATTTTCTTAGCTGAAGGCAAAGATTTGCCATAAAGCCACTTATGAATAGTTGGTTGCGAAACTTTTAGTAGATCAGATAATTCTTTTTGAGATATTCCATTTTTAACAAGATATTGTGATAATTTCACTTCAGATAACCTTATGTTGTAGACGACTATATTGCACTATAATTATAGCTATAACCCTTTTAAGTTATTGAAGTCAATACATTTAACAAGGTAATTAAAAATATATTGTAATATAATATTCTTACCTTATGGTAATATATTGTAATTAATGAAAGTTTTTTTATGAAACAAATTAAAAGAAAACCACGTTGTTTAAAATTAATTCATCGCAATGAAATACATATGCTTGGATTACTTGATAAAAGTGTGTGGGTAAACTACCCAATTGCACCGCCTGCTAACAATTAGATTGTATTAATTTAGTAAATATTATATATCAATTTTTGTTAGGGGAGCTAATAAACAAACATGAAATTTCCAAATAACCTTTATGTGTTGAGGTCTAATAAAGGACTTCATCAAAAAGTGGTATCTGATGCTATCGGTGTTGGTCAATCTGAATATAGTAAGATGGAGCGAGGCGATAGAAAGTTAGGTATCCATATAGATAAATTACTTAAATTTTTTGGTGTAGATGAAGATCGGCTATTTAATACCGCTACACCAATGTAT